CTGGTGAGTCATGGCCATCTCTGAAGCGGCCATGGCCGCAGTCAAGCGAAAGCTGAACGTGACGTGGGACAGCAACGTCACCGACGAGAGAGTCCAAGACGTGGTGGACGCCGTTTCGCCACGTCTTTCGTCTCTTCTCGGATTCGACGCTGCCCACGACTTCAGCAAGGAGGACGGTGAGGCGTGGGGACTCTTCCTCAACGCATGTCTCTACGAGTTCTCCGATGCCTGGGATGACTTTACCCAGAACTACGAACGCGAGATCCAGAGCGTTCGCCTGCTGAACATCGCGACCAAGGGTGATGAGGATGCTGAAACGCAAGGCTGAGGTGTTCTCGCCCACCGACGGCATCGTCCGCCTCTGCATCGACCTCCCCGAGCGCTCAGAGCGCGGTGCCGACTTCTCGGATGCCACGCTGCTCGATGAGGTCTACCCTCTGGCGTTCAGGCGCATGCGCATCTCCGCGCGAGACGTTGAGCTTGCCGATTCAACGGGAACGGAGCTTACCGTCAAGGTGGAGGTGCGCCACGCGCCCGACCTAGCGCCTGACCGCGATGCCGTGGTCGACGGCCACGCCTACGAAATCACCCGCGTGGAAGATCGCGGGATGACCTGCTGGCTTTGGCTCTCGGAGACCGCGACGGACGGACAATGCACGCTCGTCTCGTCTCGCACCGAGCGCGATGAGTACGGCATCCCTACCCAGACGGCCACCGAGACCGACGTTTGGTGTCGCAAGGTAGAGCGTTCGACCACCTACGTCACCAAGGACGGCACGGAGCTTCGGCCACAGATGGAGCTTCGCATTCGCTCCATCGACTACGACGGCGAGACCACGCTCAGGCGCAACGGCGTGACCTACACCATCATCGCCACATCGGGCGCTGGCAAGTGGCTCGACCTCACGTGCGAACGAAAGGTGGCCGACCGATGAGCGTCGAGGTCTACACGCACGACCACACCAACAAGCATCACACGGCTGACCGTGGCATCGACGTTGTGATCAACGCAGTGATTGATGACTTCTACTCTGAAATCACCGAGCACATGCGCGAGGACTTCGACGCCGCCGCAAAGGCCGCTGAGGACGCGCTCAAGGTCGCGTCGCCGTATCGCGCGGGCTCTGGCCGTGGCCACTACCGCTCAGGGTGGAAGCATCGCACCGAGTACACGGACTTCGACTATCACGCCGTGGTCTTCAACCGGAATAAGCCGACGCTCTCCCACCTGCTCGAGTACGGCCACCGCCTGATGCGTGGCAAGAAGCGCACGCCCACCTACCACCAAATCGGATTCGTCTCTGAGAAACCGCACATCAACAAGGGGTATGAGGCAGCGGCCGCATACCTCAAGTCGAAAGGATGGTAAGCCATGGCAGCTTCATCGCGTGATGTCATCGCCGCCATTCGTGAGGTGGTTGGTGACAAGTTCGCCCAGCCTGGCTTCTATCCTGACGAGGCACCAGCGCCGCCATACGTCAACTTCATGCCCTATGACTACGACTTGGTCATGGCATCTGACCAGACGTGGATTTGGCGCGTGCCCTACGACGTGGTGCTCTGCACCACCTACCGCACGCCCACGCTCGAGCGCCAACTCATCGACGCTCTCACCGCGCATGGCGTGACCATCAAGGAAATCCAGCCATCGGCTGATTTCGACAACAAGGTCTATTACTTCGAGGTCTTCTGCGACCCCGTAATCGAGATTTTCGAATAGGAAGTGATTTGATGGCTACTACCGAACGTAATGCCTTCTTCGGCCTGCCCGAGTGCCACATCGCCCTCATGACCAACGAGTCGACGTTTACCTACGCCGAGCCCGTCGATGTCGGCTCCCTCGGCGGCATCATCGAGATTGCCCTCGACTCCGACTCCAGCAACGACGTGACCTACGCGTCCGACCAGCCGTGGATTGACTCTGAGGTCGACAACGGCTTCACTGGCACCATCCGCTTCGCTGGCGTCTGGACTCACCCGACGCTTCGCACCCTCTTCGCCGATATCACTGGCTACGACTTCGCCGATGACGGTACCCTGCTCGGCACCTCTGGTAAGCCGCGCAAGAAGTTCGCCCTCATGTCCGAGCAGTCGGGCAACATCGTGGGCAAGCGCACTTGCTACCTCTCCACCCAGCTCACCGCCAAGCCCAGCCGCAATGCAGCGACCAAGGAGGCTTCTGGTGTCCATCAGGCGGACGAGTTCCCCGTCGCCGCGCGCGTGGTCAAGCTCCCGACTGGCTGGAAGGGTTCGTTCTACGAGAACATCGAGGGCGATTCCACCTATGCCACCTTCTTCGACTCCGTCCGCAACGACCTCGAGCCGCGCACCGAGAACTCCGGCAACGACGGCGGCAACGGCTAGGCCATAGCTGATGCGTAGAGTAAGAATCGGAGGCGAGACGCGCGCGATCAATGCGTGCCCCGCCTCCTTCATCGTCTACGACCGCGCGTTCGCTGGCACGGGCCACACGCTCGATGCTGACATCAACGCATTCATGGCTGCTGGCAACAACCTCGTGCTCCCCATGGATGCCCTGATGCGCATCGAGTACGCGCTCGAGGCTTCTGCCGCGGGCGTGGGCGTGATGCCCAGCTTCGACGTGTGGGTGAACGAGCTTCCCCAAGACACGCTCTCGCAGTTCACCATTAAGCGTGAGGGAGAGTGGGTGGCCGACCTCTTCAACGAGTTGCGCGACACCTTTTTTCGCACAGAAGCTGAAGAGGACGTGGGAGCCGCCGAATCCCAAGACGAAGCGTGAGCTGCCACCCGAGCTGAGGGAGCGCAAGGGTCTCCTGATACTCCGTCGCGCCCACGATGCGGGTCTCTCCGAGGACGATCTAAAGCGGATGAGCTTCGACGAGTTCTTCGCGTGGCTTGAATTGCATGACTGGATGTACTCTTCAGACGATAACGAAGAGCAGCCGTCCATGTCAGCGCAGGAGGGCAAGAACAAGTTCTTCCACATGTAGTAATTGATTCCCAGCCCCATGCGGATACGTCTGCATGGGGCATTTTTCATAGACGGAGGTGCCATCAGATGGCAGTCGACTATCGCGGCATCACCATCGAGATAGATGGTAATACCTCAAAGCTCTCGGAGAAACTGAAGGAAATCCGAGACGATAGCAAGTACGTCGCTTCTGGCCTTCGGGACGTGGACAAGGCTCTGAAGTTCGACCCTGAGAACGTGACGCTACTCGCCCAGAAGGAGCAATACCTGGGCGAGATGATAAAGGCCACGAAGGAGCGCATCGAAGCATACAAGGCTGGTCTCGAGGCGCTCTCGAAGGTCGCATCGGACAACGGTGAGCTGACCCAGCGGCAGCAGGCGCAGTACGACCAGCTCATGCGCTCCATCGTCTCCGCCGAGAGCCAAATCGACAACTACCAGCAGCAGCTCGAGCAGCTCACCAGCGCAGAACAGAGCAACATCGCCCAGACCGAACAGCTAGCCGAGGAGCACGAGAAGCTGGGCGACAGGCTCAAGTCGGCTGGCGAGAGCATCAAGGAGATGGGCGATGCCGCAACCATCGGCATCACCGCACCGCTCGTGGCGGGCACCAAGGCGGCTGTGGATGCCGCGATTGACCTTGACTCCGCCTACCACGACCTGACGAAGACCGTGGGTGGCACCGACGAGGAATTGCAGCATCTCAAGGACTCCGCCGTCGCGATGAGCGAGACGCAGCCCGTGAGCGCGTCAGAGCTGATGCAGATCGAAGCGCTCGGAGCACAGCTTGGCTTCGCGTCCGACGAGCTCGAGACGTTCGGCAAGGTCGCGTCTGGCTTGGATATCGCCACCGACATGAACGCCGAGCAGGCGTCGACCGAGATGGCGCAGTTCGCCAACATCACGGGCATGGCCCACGATGAGATAACGAACTACGCATCGACCATCGTGGCACTCGGCAACATCACGTCGACCACCGAGTCAAACATCTCCGGAATGGCACAGCGCGTCGCGGCCGCAGGCAAGCAGGTGGGCATGTCCGAGGCCGACATCCTCGGTCTCTCCGCTGCCATGGCATCCTTGGGCATCAACGCCGAGGCAGGCGGCACGAACATCTCCAAGATCATGTCCCAAATCGACAAGGACGTGGCAACATCGTCAGATGCCGTGAACGATTGGGCGCAGGCAGCTGGCATGAGCGCGGAGCAGTTCGCCGCAGCTTGGCAGTCCTCCCCCATCGACGCTCTCATGGCCGTGTTCAGCGGCATGCAGAACCTCACCGAAGAGGGGTCGAACCTCTCGGTCATGCTCGAGGACTTGGGCATCAAGTCGAATCAGGCTGTGGATGTTGCGAAGCGCCTGACCTCTGGTCATGAGACGCTGACCACGGCCATCCAGACGGCGAATCAGGCGTGGCGTGAGAACGAGGCTCTGACCGAGGAAGTCGAGAACCGCAACGAGTCCCTGGAATCGAAGTTCCAGATTCTCCAGAATCGCGTCCAGAACCTCCTTGCCGAAGTCGGCGAACCGCTTGCAAACGCTCTCCTTGAGCTGGTGGATGCATCGGAGCCGCTTCTCAACTCCATCGTTGCCCTCGCCGACGGATTCGCGAGTCTTCCCGAGCCCATCCAACAGGCCATGGTCACGGCCACCGCACTCGTGGCGGCGATGGGACCTGTTGAATCCATGTTTGGCCGTGTTCTCATCTCGGCTGGCGGCTTGACTCCGGCTTTCGGTGAGGCGTGCACGGCCGTCGGCGAGTTCGTGAGCTTCCTTCGCCTTGGTGAAGGCGTGGTCGAATCCTACGCAGAAACGATTGGCTCCCTCTCCGCTGGCCTTCAGGCGGGGCTCGTGGGCGTGGGCATCGCCGCCGCAATCGCTGGCATCTCCGCGCTCTCTGGTGCCATGGAGGACATGAAGAAGCACCAGGAGGACGTGACGCTTGCCACCTCTGGCCTTGAGGACGCGATGAAGGCCATGGACGAGGCGGCAGCGACCTACAACGAGGCGATTGACTCCGCTGGTGAGCACACCAAGAGCTTCAAGGACCGCATAGATGAGGTCATCGACAAGGGCGCAGAGCTCGCGCGGTCGATGAAGGAAGACTGGTCTGAGATTGGCACACAGAACGCCACGCTTGAGCGCTACGTCGCGCAGATCGCGGAGCTTTCGAGCAAGTCGAAGCTGACCAAGGAAGAGATGGCCGTACTCGCAAACGCCATCGAGCAGGTCAACGACGTAACCGGCTCTTCCATCAGCACCGAGCAGAGGGCGGGCGAACAGCTCCGCATCACGGCCGAGCAGGCACGCGAGATTGCCGAAGCATACGAGCAGAAGCAGCGGGTGCAACAGAACGAGGAAGACTACAACCGTCTCCTTGAGCAGCAGGCACGTGCGCACGAAGCCCTCGCCGACGCGACCAACAACGTCGCCGACGCCCAGAAGGACTACGGCGAAGAGTTCAATCAGTACATCAAGACCCTCGCGAACGCACCAAGCAACAGCTACCTCTACGCATCCGCCCTCGCACAGCTCGAGGCTGCTGCAAAGGAAGCAGACGATGCGGTGGCACGCGCGACCAAGGGCATGGCTGAGGGCGAGTACGTATTCTCCGACGTGACCACGGCCCTGCTCTCCACTGGCGTCTCGATCGAAGAGCTCGCGGCCCTCACCGATGATCAGATGAAGGCCATCGCCAAGGCATTCGACGGCACCGCAACATCTGCCGTCAACGCGCTCAAGCAAATCAAGGAGGCGGCACGCGAGAGCGCAGAGACCAGCTTCGGCAGTTCCACGACTACGACTGGAAGCGCCACGGATGACCCGCGCTACATCGCCCAGAAGCGTCTGAATGACCAGCTCTACAAGGAGCAGCAACGCGCATACGAGGCCGAGGAACGCGAACTCCAGAAGCAGCAGAGCAAAATCTACTCTGCCAAGCAAAAGGCGCTCGATAAGGAACTGAAGCTCGTCCAAGACGCGCAGTCGAAGGAAGCCGAAGCACTCCGCAAATCCTTGGACCAGCAATACGACGAGAGGAAATCCCATCTAGACAAGGAATATTCGGCTGTCCGCGATTCGCTGAGCAAGGAATACGACCAGCTCAAAACCCAGCTAGACAAGCAACTTTCTGCCCAGAAAGATGCATATAGCAAACAGATTTCAGAACTCAAAAAGTCACTGGATGCCCAAGTCTCTGCCCAGAAAGATTCTTATAGTAAACAGATTTCAGAGCTGAAAAAATCGCTGGATGCCCAAGTGAGCGCGGCGAAATCCGCATACGACCAGCAATTGAGCGACATGAAATCAATGCTGGACGAGCAGGTCAAGGCCCAGAAATCTGCTAACGATGCCGAACTGAAGAGCATCCGCGAGACGTATAAGCAAGAAGAGACTGCCCTCAAAAAGACGCTCGATGCCGAATACAAGCAGCGTGCCAAGGAAGTTTCGAAAGAATATAAGGAATTTACCAAGGCGCAGCAAAAGCAGCTGAAAGAAGCTAAGGCTTCTTATGCAGCCGAGACCAAGGCTTTCAAGGCCGAGTCCAAGGACAGAATCGCCCAAATCAAGGCCGAATACGAGGAAAAGAAGAAGGCTATCGCCGCCAACGACGGCACGGCCGAAATCGACGCCCAAATCAAGGCCATAAACGACCAGCAAGAGGCAGAGGATGCCGCCAGAAAGCAACGAGAGCGGGATGAGAAGCTCTCTGAGCTGAGATTGGCCGTCGATAGGGCGAAAACCCGTAAGACAAAGCAAGAGGCGGAGGACGCGCTCTCAGAGTATCTCAGGCAGCTTGCCGAAGAGGATGCCGACGCTGAGCGGCAGCGCCAGATTCAATCCTTGGAGGACAAGAAGGCAGCAATCGCCGAAGAGACCAAGGCCAAGCAGTCTCAGCTTGACGAAGAGCGTGACCTTGTCATCACGGAATACGAGTCTCGCCGAGAGCTTGAGCTTGAGCAGCTTCAGGCCAAGCAGGACGAACAATACGAGCTGTTATCGACCGAACTTGAGCGCCAGGCCGAACTGAGGAAAGAAAAGGACGATGCCTATCTAGAGAGCTATCGCGAATCCCTTGACTCCCAGCTTCAGGCTGTGGTCAACCAGCACGCGCAGGAAATCGAGGTCAGGCAGGCCGCATTCGACGCTCAGATCGAGCAGATGCAGACCAACAATCAGGCCGTCATCGAACAGATGCAGGCAGACGCCCAAGCCCAAATCGAGCAGATGCAGGCCGACAACGAGGCCCAAGTCGAACAGCGACAGGCTTTCTTCGACGCCGAAATCCAGAAGATGGCCGATGATAACGAGATTCGACTTGAGCAGGAGCGCGCCA